CGAACAACCCCACAGCCGGCAACTCAACAAGCCGCCCAGCGACCTGCTGATCGGTAGCGTTAAACGGCATAGGCCGGGTTGTCTGACCGCCGAAACTCAGTGTGAACGTGCCTCCGGTAGCTTTATGCAACTCGAGGATCTGAACCTCGCGGGTAGCTGCCCCGCGAGTGACATCAACGTCGTCATAAGTGATGCCCGCCAACGCCTCCAGGGCAGCCTTCACCTGGCCGGTAGAAGCGTTCCACGGCAGGTTACCCGTCGTCTCACCATCGTGAGTCAACGTGAACGTGCCAGAACCAACGATGCCGTCGAGGTTGAAGTTCTGAACCTCTTCCGTACGCAGACCGCCGATAAGACCGGGCATGCGAACCCTGCGGTTCGCTAGCTGAGGATCCTCGAACGAATAGTCGGGGACAGTCCAAATAGTCTGCCTCGACTGCGGGGCACCCAACCACGGCACACCCGGCACATACGGTTCAGCCGGTGGGAACGAAGAACCAGGGATCGTCCACTTCGGGAAGATGTACTGATCAGTCGGATTCAGATGACGGTGACAGCCGTTAGACCCAACCTCGATCACCAGCCGCTCAGTAGGCAGCTCCTCCTGAGGGAAAGGCCACGGCAACTGAACCTCGTTCGGGTCGAACGAAGTGTCCTCCTTAGTCACCGCCGTGAAAACAACGTCATCCTCATACCAGAACGGATCCTGGGCCACACACGTCATCACCGTCCGGTTGATCGACAGCATCTGCGGTTCGTGAACCATCTCAACGTCCGGGGATTCCAGCAGCCGCAACCTCAAGTAGCGGGTGCCGGACTCCTCCGTCGTCACATGCAGTTTGCAGTCCCGGTCGTAAGCCCAAGCTTTACGCCACTCGCTGTCGCGGGACATCCACGAGCTAGGGCCGAACCGGGAGTCGTTCAGGATCTCCACACCGAAAACTATGTCTCGGCGCAGAACACGGTGATTCAAATACCTTGCGCCCGGATAGTTACCGGGCTCCTCGTACACCGACTTCACCGGAGGGTCGAAGAACGCACCCTTCGGGTCGGTAGCCAGATACACCCCACGGTCACCCGTGGTCAGGTTGAACCATTCCCCGTTCGCACCTTCCAGCTCAACGACAGTCTTCGACTTCACCTTCCAACAACTCCCATACCTTGCTTGTTGACTTGGTTCTGGTGAACTGCCATAGCCTCGTCAAGGTTCTGCACGTTGAACACAAAGTTGTTAGCCAACCCCATGCCGTAGTCCGCTATCGAGGACAAAGCACCGCCGCCCTGGATACCGAAATCGGACATGACCTGTTCGCCCATAGCTCCAAGGAAATCTTGCGGCATGTTCATCAACGTTTGGACAGCCTCACCCAGAGGAGACTCAGAGAACTTCCCCTCGCCACTCAAGTCGGCGTAATCCTGGGTCAGGTCAAGCATCTCCTTCTGAAGGACGATGCCTTCTTTCTGCATACGCAGCTCTTCAGCTCGAGCTTTCAAAGATTCGTCCCCGGTGATCTTCGACTGGTAGGTCAAAGCTTTAGCCTGGACCTCAAGACGTTTCGCCTCAAGGGCCAACGCTTTACCTACGCGGGTGACCTCTTTGCCGCCCATGCCGCTGATCACATCAGTCGGGTCGGTGCCGTTAGCGAAAGCTTCGGAGATCTTCCACGCCATGTCCTTAGCCTGGGCCAGGACAGGCCCGAAACCTTTCTCCATGCCCACAGCGAAACCTTCAGCGGTGTAGCCGCCGATCTTCGCAAACACCTTCGATGGCGACTCGATACCAAGAGCTCCCTCAGCGGCAACCTTGGCCGCAACAGCCATAGCTACAGCGGCTGTGATCACATACGACTGACCGTCCGCGATACCCTGCGCCATACCAGCGGCCAACTGCATGCCGGCCGCGTAACCGATAGCGTTCATCGCAGACAAAGCTGCGGTTATCATCGTCGGCCAAGCCGTGACGATAGCAAGGATCGCCTGGGAGCCCGCGTCCAAAGCGGACACGATCCCCTGGATTCCGTTAGCGAAAGAGACAGCGACGTTAGCCATAGCCTGGCTAGCCAACCCCGGTAGCTGATCGAGCCCAGACTTGAACGCCGACAGATCAGGCGGAGGTACAGCGTCACCGCTGCCCATCGACTCAGACAGGGACGCTTTAACTTTCGCTGCCGTCTCGTCAACGAGCTGGTTGTACTCCTGAAGCTTCGCGGAAGCTTCTTCGGTGTTCGGCGGCTGAATCTTAGGTTGTGATTCAGCAGCCATCGCGGCCGTGTCCAAAGGGACACCCGCCGCGCTACCAACACCTATGCCGCTGCTGAAAGCGTTAGCCGACTTAGTGCCAGCCTCGCCCGACTTCGTCTCCACGTCAGCGTAGAACTGGTCTATGTACTTCTTAGCTTCATCGTCACCGAAAGCTGCCTTGAGTTGCTGCTGGAAGTTGTACCCGAGACCGCCGCCAAGCTTCTGACCGATAGCCTGCTGATCGAAAGGCTTATCGCCCTCTCCGCGAGAGTTGAAAGCGTTCGATATGTCCTTTACCCAGCCGAACTTGTCGGAGATAGAAGCCCACTTCTGGGAGATGTCCTCAGAGACATCGAGGATAGCTATGGCCGTGTTCTCAACACCTTTGAGAACGTCCAAAGTCAATTGGACGTTCTTCGGGTCCGACATGAACTCGATGCCTTTTTTGCCGATATTAGTCAGCGTTGAGGCGATCTGTTGAATGATCGTTCCTGTGTTGGCGAGAGCCGACTGCAAAGACCCGTCAGCGGAAACCTTCTGCACCCACGCGTCGAAACCAGCGCCGGCCTCGTTGATCCACTGGGTGATACCAGGGAGCTTCGCGGTGAACTGATCGACCAACCCCATGAACCCGGACGTGAACGATTGCACACCAGGGCGCAGGGATGCGAACGCCTGCCCGATACGGTCGATGATCGCGTTGAAACGTCCGTCGTCCAGTCCGTCGATGAGTCCCTTGGACATTTCTGCCAGGCCCTGTGTGACACCGGGCAGAGACTGCTTCAGCCTAGGGAAGATCTGGTTAGCTAGCTGCTTCAGAACAGGGGTGAAAGACTCCTCAGAAGCCTTATTCATCGTGGCCTGAAGCTCTTCGAACTCAGGCTTAATCGCCTCAGCGGCCTTCTTGAAGCCGTCCAACCCAAGAGTGACAGCCGCAATCGGTGTCAGCATCAGAGAGATCAAACCTGGCAGAGCAAGAAGCGACGTAGATATGAAACCCACCACAGGTCCGATAGCTGCCAGGCCAGCCGCCACCACCAAGCCGATAGCGGAGGCGTTCAGACCTGAGCCGAACTTCGGAATCAGCTTGCTCTTGCCGCCTCCGGCTCCCAGACCGCCGCCTGCCGAACCGGCGATAATGTCAGCCAGACCCTTACCCGCGTCAACAGCGGCCTTTCCACCCTTGCCGGCCGCACTCACAGCCGCCTTGACGGCTGTGTAGAACTCGTCAGACAGCACATCCTTGTCGACATCGAGCTTGGCCTTAACCTTGATCGGCCTTGTGGAAGCTTCGATCTCATTGAGGGTGGCCTGCCACCGCGCCTTCAGAACCTTCGTGTCAGGCCCGAAGTTGTCAGAGAAACGACCCTCGTAACTCTTCATCTCATCGAGAAGCTCACGAAGACGCTTACGCTCGTTGGCGTTGTTCGCGTTAGGTGTGATCGACGTACGCATAGCCCGCGCACGCTCGATAAGAACCTTCTGCCAATCGCTGTCGGCAAGGTTATCTAACTGCTTGCCGCCATCAACATCGACCTTGACCTTCGCGGTGCGGTCACGCGCAGCGTTATTCAACTGCGCCTCAGCCTTACCCGTGTTGGCTTTAGCGGTGACGTTTACCGTCGACTTGACCGTCTTCTCGATCTCCGCCAACTCGGCCAGCAGCTCGCTGCGGAACTTGCGGGTGTCAGGGCTAACCTTGACGGATATCCGGGCAACCTCAATGCCCGTAGCCATGCCGCCTTTATTAGCCATTGAACAACTCCCTCTTTCGTCTCTGCGCCGCCATCATCGAAGCCGCCACAGAGGCGAACGAACCAGGCTTAGGATTAGGCTTGTCTTTATCGCCGGGAGTCGGGAACGGCTCAGGCGGCTTAGGTTTCGGTTTCTTCGGATCCCGGTTAACCATCGTCAGGATGTAGTTATTTGCATGCTGAGCGTTCACCAGAGACACCAACGCGTACCGATCAACATCCCAACCCCGGAACTCCTGACCGCCCCTCCTAGAGGCGTAGAAAGCGCCATCTGCAGGCAGGTGCAAGATCAGAGCAAGAACGTAACGAGGAGACAGCGGGTTCTCCGAAGAGAACAAATCCCTCAAGTCCACGCCGTAGTAGAGAAGAAGATCGGAGAGGATAGCCTCGCCGTGCTTATCTATCAGGCCGGCGAGGGCTTTGCTTCCCCCAACTGCGACTCACCAACCCAACGAGACAGAACAGCCGTGTACAAGTTCGCCCGGATAGCCGGATCCTCGTGATCCAAACGGGACATCAGCTTCTTCGGTGAGCTGGCAACAACACGGAACACCTTCGCGCACGACTCGACAACCTCGTCAGCCCACTCAGCGATCAACTCTTCGTCATCGTCGTCGTAATCGATATCGTTGATCTCTTCGATAGCCTCGAGGACAGCCTTACGGTCCTTCTCGCCAAGGCGGAGGATGCTCTTCAGCTCCACGGAGTCACCGTCGCCCAAATCAACCTCTGTAGGTGAGTAGCGGCGGATAGTCTCCTCGCGGAGCGCATCAAGAGTGAAAACGTTAGACATAGCGGACCTTTCGTTGAAAGTTTATTGGCGGGCCTAGGCGGGCCTAGAAAAGATAGGGAGGAGCCCCTGAGGCCCGCCAAGGCAGGGGCCCCTCCCGGTTCTTGCGAAGGACTAAGCCTTCGAGGACTTCGGCGCTGGGGAAGCAACCACAGCAGGCTCAGCGACAGCAGCGACAGGCTTCGAAGGAGCCTCATCTACTTTCGGATCCACAATAGGAGCCGGCACCGAAGGGTTGAACAGATCCTCGCTGATCCACGAGAACAGAACCTCGTCGTTGTAGTCGAGGAACGTGAAACGAACAGGCAGCGAAGCGAAGTCGTCAATCGGCAGCTCGATGCTGTCGTCGCGCTTCACCGAAGCCTTGTGGAAGTGGAACCCAAGACGGACATCCCCATCCTCGATGACCACCAGGCCAGCCTTCTCAGAAGGCGAAACACCCGACTTCACACCGAACACACCCGGCTCAGAAGAGCCGTTGGGGCCGTAGTACAGCGACAGAGAGTCCACATCGAACTGGTGCAGAACCACGGTCAGGTAATCGACCGGATCTTCCGCCTGCACCTCGCGAAGCTTCTTCTTCTGCCACGAACCCTTCATCTCGGACTCGCCGCCCTCGAATCCGAACTCCGGAAGCGTTCCCCGGCTCGTGTGGCCCACACTGCTCCACCCCGAAACCGTCCACTTAGACGGATCAGACAGCTCAAGGGCAGTGAGATCAGCCGGGGAAGGAGGCTCAGCGCCAACATCTCCGACGTACACGTACCCGACTGCAGCGGTTAAGACCGCATCATCATTTTGTGCCATTAGTTGGCTACACCTTTCGGTTGATTCAGTAATTCTCGTGGCCTGCGAACACAGAGCCGGATCAGACCCTGGACCCGCCAGGAATCTTGGAACAGGGAGCTGAACTGGGTAGCACCCATAGTCTCGTAAATCGACTGCAAATGCCCTGCCTCAGTTAAGGTCTGGTACTTCACAGCGTCATACAAAACCTCTAGAGCTGTCTCATACAGCTCCTCGCATTCGATAAGACTCCTGTTCGAGAAAGCTGTCATCTCAATCACAGGGAGAGAATGCAAAGTCGGCCCTTCAGGATTCCTGATCCCACCGATCCGACGCACGTTGATGATCGGGAACTCCCGAAAATCAATATCTGGAATCCACGTAGTGATCTTCACGCACTTAAGGCGATCATCCATACGTAGAAGTGGCACAACGACCTCTTGTGCGCGTGGCACGAGAGCCATGCAACCTCCTAGTAGATCGTGTGACCGCCGTAAGCGGCCCGGATCAAGATGTACTCAGGGTCAGGCGGCTTAGTGTTAGTGCCCGCGAAGAAACCTGAAGGTGCGTGGCCGAACTCGAGCGCCATAGCGTTAGGCGCAGCCATGATCGTGAAACAGTCAGGCAACTCCTCAGCAGTCTCAATGAAAGCTGGGAAGTAATCCTTCAGCGTGATACGCGAAGTGTCGTTGGCCTGCCTCAGATTAGAACGTGCCCTGCCCTCGACCATCCGGTTCTCGCGGCGCACAGCCGCGATAGTCTCCCGGTGACGGGCAGCCGCCTTGTTAGCGATAGCGTAGACAGTCGCCATCAGAACCTCTTGATCGTGTAATCCACACGAGCCAAAGCAGGCGAAGACTCATACACCGTCGCATCACCGAACAAAGCCCAACGCTGACCACGCCACACGATCTGAGACTGAGCGCCCAAGATCCCGTGATCACTGGTGAACGAACGCGGGAACCGCATCCGATACACCTTCTCCGTCTCGAAGCCCTCGTTGTCCTGCTCCGCACGTCTCGCAGACGTGCCCGACTGGTTAGCTACCTGAAGTCGGGCGATAGCCTTAATCGGAACCTTCGAAGGGCGGGTGAACTTGTTGCCGTCCGAATCAACGATCATCTCTTCCGGGTACACCAAAACATCCTGGTATCGGGCACCCGTATCAAGCAGACTCATCAAACCCCCGTAACGTAGGTGGCTTTCGCCTGAGTTCTCTTCGGCAAGTTCCCCCAGTGGATGCGCCAATCGTGGGCGCAGCGGCAGAAAGGAACCTCGTGATCGCACCGGTAAGGGGCGACATCTTCCGGCCTCGCAGCCGGATACTCCTCCGGATACGGGCCAGGCGGCTGGGCAAGACTGTTCTCATCGATCATGTCGGCATCACAAACAGCGGCACGATAGTGGACATGCGAGAAAGCCTGTAAACACCCAACATCTGCCACTCTTCATCCAGCACCTGCAACTTGCCGGAATACAGATCCTCGTTCAACTGGTAGGTGTAAGCGCCGTCAGTCTCAGAGATGTAACCCTCCGGGTTACGCACCAACCTCAAAACACTGTCGGCCTCAACGTCGATCAGATCAGCCTTGAACGTTTCCGAAGCCGCAACCCTCGCATCCAAATCGGGGATGCGTCGGCGGATCATCCGCTCAACCTGATCAAGACGCCGCTCGATCAGCTCGACAACCTCAGGCTCAGGAACCTTAGCCCACAGGACGATAACGTCTTCAGCAGTCGCGTAAGCCATACCTTGTCCTTTCC